GCAAGAACCCTTGCAAATCCTGTTGTGCCTACCTTTCGTACTGGTAGTCAAACCACTAATTCTACATCCCAGAGTATTATTAATGAAACTATTACAAGCCATCAATATCGTACAGGTTATACATATTCTGCGAGTGGGAATAATATAAAGAGCAATGATACGAATGGTTATATCAACCCGACACCACAGGCAGACGCTACTCAAACTATTAACAACGTCAACTTCTCTTTTACCAGCCCTACTTTGGAGAGTGTTCCTAGATGGCAGATAGTAACAGAAGGATCTCCATTCAGCCTACAGGAAACGATAATTTCTCCAGGGTTAGACACGATAACAACTATAAATCGCACCATAAATACCTTAACAACTGTAACTGTAGAATCTACTTTTGGGCAATAGCTTTAATCCTTTGTCCTACAAGGGTTTTAGCTAATACAACTGTTGCAAGTCCTAGCTCAAATGCACAGGGAACAGTAAATAATAATGCAACTATGATTGCCCCTCAAAGTACTCCACAGTTTCGTATGTCGCAGGGTATTGTTTGCTCTTCTCCTAGTCTTACGATTACTCCTTATGTGACAGATGCGTGGTCATTCAATCGACCCATAGAATACGTTACCAGACAGAATATTTATGATGAAGATACTGGAGCTATAAAGTATGTACAGGAAACACCACGATTTGAGAAAGATAACTATAACTTGAATTATGGAATCTCGGCACAGATCAGTATTCCGTTAGGTAAAGCACCTGATTTATGTTTAAAGGCTACAGAGGTCAATATAAAGAATCAGGAGCTATTGCATAAGAAGATGGAGTTAGAGCTTGCTCTGTTCCGTTTGAAGGTGTGTGGTGAGCAATCAAAGCTTGGTGTTCAGTTTGTTGGGCAGTATGCAACCATTTGTGAAGGGATCAAGGTTACAGTACCACCAGGACAGGTCATGCCACATAAGCATGAGATCAATCAGAAGTAGATTTCTTTTTACCTAATAGCTTTTTAAAAAGTGTTTTACTACCGCTTTTGATCAGTCCTAATAAGAGAGGTGAAGAAGCAGCGATAAGGCTAATGGCAGCCACGTTAAGAGCAGCACTAGGAGAAGGAAGAAAGGAATCAACGAACGTGACTTGTTCGTATTCTGCGATACATTCAATGCCATCAGAACCTCTTTTATACGATTTTACTCTTTCAGTACGAGCTTCTGAAGTATATTCACCAATTCTGCGATCATTCTTATCAGGACAGGGGGGAACTATAGGTTCATCTTTTTTATCTTTTGGTATCTCTGCTTTTGGTGGTTTACCTTCTGGTAATTTTGCAGGTTCTTCTTCTACAGGTGCAGCTTTTTCTGTAATTATCAAAGACTCTGGTTGATAATTCATTGGTATAAAAGATGGATATGGACAACTACTTGTTACACCATTAGGGTCATCTATTAATAAATTTCTATTACCTGTATTCTTTGTATCTCGATGATAATATTTACAACCAATAGTTTCTACATTAAGTACATCAAATGACGGTAAGATTACTTGTGGAATATATACATCAGGTATAACAATTTCTGGAATACCTATCTCTCTTATTTCCACTAGAAAGGTAGTGACTTACCTGTTACTGAGGGTAGTTTCTTATTAATTTGTCCTGGTAATATAGTTTGTACTTCTTTCATTATCTGACTCATAACTCTACTTTTAAATTGTTCTGAGGTTACATATCTATAACCAAAGTATGCACCACCACTCATACTTGCCACCATAACGAAGGAAACTATACTTAGGACATTAGCGACTTTGTTAAACATGATAAAACTTGCTGTAATAAAAGCTATGTCTATTACAACAATAGCTGTTCTATTTTTAATTATAGGATTGTCTCCTCTTTATATTTCATTAGGAATAATACAACGTCAATTAATTAATAAAGTTAAATAATATTTCTAGAAAGGTTTACCCATTTCAATTTTAGTTGTAACAGTTTCTTCTAATCCTGATACCACCTCAGAACCTAAACTATTCTTTACCCAACCTAATACAGTTGCTTCATCTAATTTATCGTAATCAATAAAATCACTTGGCAAAGAAGAAGGTTTTACAAGTTTTAAAATACCTCCACGTTCTGCTATTTCTGTATCATCTTCCTTTCCTATCAAGAAGTAATGAACCTCTCTTACAAAACCATCTGAAGGGTCACGACCTAAAGTGCCAATTGACCATGTTTTAGTAAATGCCATAATGATTAACTTTTCATAATAAATGCTAGTGCATAGTAAGGAGGAATGGTGTCTACTGTCATACTTGCACCTAGAGTATGAGTATGTCTGTCTCTAGAACCCCCTTGAGCACCACTATATCCACTGCTTGCATTTGTAGTAACGGTTTCGTAGCCTGTCGTAGCATTAAAACTAATTGAATCAGTTGTGGCCCCACCAGTTTGAGAAAGAGAACCTGTAATATTTGTTTTTGCTGTACCGCTATCATCCTGTTTAGCACCAACAATAAACCTGTCCCTTAAATCTGGAGTGCTATTATTTCCATCACACAAGACAAATCCACTTGGTATTGATGCTACAGAACCAGACCACATCACAATAACACCAGTTGGAATACCACTGCCTAAACCAGTAAGATTTGATCCGTCTATAGCTGGTAACGCACCAGTTAAGTTGCCTGCTGGTATAGATGTTAAGTTAGCTGCTGAAGCTGCTGGTAAAGTTGCAGGGAATCTAGCATCAGGTACTGTTCCGGAAGTTAAATTAGATGCACTTAAAGCTGTTAAATCTATTGCAGACCAAGATGTATTACCACTTGCATCAGTAGTTAAGAACTGACCATTCTGTATATTTTGAGGAAATGTAAAAGTATAACTTGCACCAGCACTATGAGGAGGTGATTTAAGTTTTATACCATGAGAGTTTTCAGCACAATTAAGTTGTATGTAACCTTCTGTAGATCCAGAAGTACCCTTGGCTTCAAAACTTGGTAAAGAAGATGTTGATACTGCATTAATTTTATCTCTTGTAACAGCATCATTAGCTATTGCTGCTTCATCAACAGCATTATCTGCTAACTCACTAGCACCTACTGCATTAGCAGCTATTTGAGCAGCACCTACGGCATCATCAGCGATAAGTGCTGAAGTAATTGCATCGTCAGCTATTTTTGCACTTGTAACAGCATCGTTATCTATAGTAAAGACCGCACCGGAACTAGAGACTGTAATATCACCTTTATCTCCATCTGTTAAAGCTGCTCCACCAGCACCTGTAGCATCTTCTGCTGGTTCCCATCTATTATTTGAGGATATATATTTTAAAACCTGTCCATCAGATGGGGTAACATTATGAACATTAGCTAAATCACCTAAGTTTTTAGTAGAAGTTACATCAGCATTAGCAGCTATACCTGATAATTTAGTTTTCTCTGTATCAGTAAAAACATTTGAATCTGTAGCTGAGTCTACAAGTGTTCTTATCTCAGCAGCGGTTTGATCAGCAGTTGCATTATTTTCAACACCAGTTAATTTAGTTTTTTCTGAATCAGTAAAGGCATTGGTATCACTGTTACTTTCATAGGCTGTTTTGATTTCACTGGCTGACTGATCTGCGGTAGCTGATGTTTCAATACCTGACAGCTTTGTTTTTTCTGCATCGGTAAAAGCATTGGTATCACTGTTTGCTTCGTATGCTGTTTTGATTTCTGCGTTAGTTTGATCGGCAGTAGCAGAAGCTTCTATGGCGTTTAATTTAGAATGATCGGCATCTGTAAAAACATTACTATCAGTGGCATTTTCTACAGCAGTTCTTATTTCTGCATCTGTTTGATCTGCTGTAGCGTTCTCTTCAATACCACTTAATTTATCTAATATTTCCTGTTGAGCAAATAAGACTTGATCATTCTGTGTATCTAAATCTGTTTCTGTAAGGACAGAACCATCAGCAAAATCTACCTTCTTGGCAGATATATCAGTATCTCTTTGAAACTTAATAGCAACACCATTACCAGGTTCATTACCACTGGTAAAGGTAATCTGCGTAGCACTGGTGAAAGTGTAATGAGTGGTTATGGTTTTAAGTACACCACCAACAGTTACATCAACTTCTGATTCAGCTAAGTATGAGAAGGAGATATTAAAAGGACCAGCAGTACCATTACCAGTATGGTTTGTAAAAGATGCAGCAGTGTTAGTAGCCATAGTTAATTAGCGTTAAGTTGTTGAAATCCTTCAAGGATGTCATTGTTAGCTTCTTGCCTAATTGTAGCTTGAAGTTGTAGATATTCTTTTTTGCGTTCTGGATTTTTACTAAACCATATTTGTTTACCTGCTTTTTTATATTTATTTACTATATCTCTTAAAATATCTTCTGCTAAATCTCTATTAGCTTCTTGTGCCTGTACTTCTATATCCATATTATTTTGTTCTATCAATTCACCTCTCACACTTTTCATTAGTGCTTGAAAATCTTTTTGTTGGATTCTATTGTGTAAAGCTCTAACCATAGTCTGACCATTAATTTTTACAAAAGCAGTTTCCTCTATAAGGTCAAGATGTTCGTCATACGTTAGTTCTATACCACTACCGATAGCTTGACCACTGGGTAATCTACCAAGACTAAGTTCATCTGATGGTTGAGTTATCCTTGCACCAATATCATCAAGTGTCGTTAAGACATTGTTATTGATACTACTTGTTTCTTTAATTGGATTAAGAACACTCATATTATCAGGACCGAAGCCAACTGGATATTCGATAATAGAACCAGTTATAAAGTTTCTCATTGGTCTTAAATTAGCTCCATAACCAGGTATTGTTGCTGCTAATTCGTTATGAAACTTCCTAAGAATTACAAAACTATCATCACCTGCTCTTACTCTCTTATCCATTATTTGACCATCAGTTGCCTTTGTTAAGGATCTACCAAGAGAACTAAATGGATTGACAGTTGCTGCTGCTCTTCTAGCAAGCCAACTCTCCATTTGGTAAGGCTTTCCTAACAAATCAGCAAGTTCAGTAATACCTTGTAAATAAGTTTTGTTTGTAATATTACGACCTAAAGCAACTGAAGCAGCAACACCAAAATCATCACGATCCTGTTTACTGAGACCACCAGTGATAGATGCTGC